CACAGACCGCAGTGTCGGGTCTGACGGATCGACCGGCATTGACGACTCTAGGTCTTGGAATCTGTTGCTGACCTCGCGGTCGGTGTCCAGCTCATTCTCTCCGGCGTACTGCTCGACTTCCTCGCGGTCGTATCCCATAGCCACAAGGTCTGAGACAGTCATGTTTGTGCGGTGCGCGATAAAGTCAGCATCCTCAAGCGAACTCGCGTGGCGCGATACCAAGAACTCCTCAGGCGGAATGTTGATGATTTTGATGTCACCTTCTTCGCGCTTGATGCGTACAGTCAAATCGTACTCTGAGCGCAGGTCTTCGGTCTCGCCGGTCTCGTCGTTATACATGCTTTCAACGACAGTCTCCGTCTGAGACACAAGCTCGACAGTCGGGTCGGCCAGCAGCATTGTCAGTTCTTCTTCTGACAGGCCGCTATATTCTTCCTCGTCTACTTCCTCGCGTGTCTCGTAAAAGAACTTTACGACACCCAAACGGAATAACAGCGCATCCTTGAAAAACGTGTGCAGGATTTGGTAGCCGGGGTTCTGGGTGTTAAGCACATAATTGACGTAATCAGATGCCTGCTCGGCTGATTCCATATCCTCGGCAGTGCGCGGGCTAAAGCGAACATACTTATCGTTGGTCGTAAACACCCGCATCAAATTAGGCATGATGGCCTCAACGGTGTCGGCAACCTCAGTCGCAATCACTGTTGAGCGACCGTCTACCTCGTTTCCGAGTGGCTCGCCCAAGTACATATCCAAGGCGCGGAGCCGGTCGGTCGTATACTCGTTGTCGAAGTGATTGAGCGCGTCGGTGATCTCACCCGACACGATGCTGCCCAATTGGTCGTCGTCCATCTTTTTAGCCATTTTTCCTTGCACCTTTTGCCGCGCGTTTTGGCGCACGTTTAACCTTGGCCGCCGGTTCTGGCGTGTCCACATTATTGCACAATTCCGCCTTTGGTTCTAGCGGGGGCTGCGGTCGCCTTATCCGGCCAACAATCGGGCGTCTGATGTTCAATTCATCTTCGCCTTTTTAATGACCTTCTTGGCCGCAGCTTTAATTGGTGCGCCGCGCTTGCCAGCGGTCTCGACTGTGCCTTTGCTGGTCTGCACAAACTTAGACGGAGCTGGCTCAGGCGTCATGTCCGGCACAGGGTTTTTGCCCTGAATACAACGCTGCTTGATTTCGCAGCGGCCACGATATGGGCAGTTATCACAAACGATCATGCTTTTTTCCTTTTCTTTCCAGAGGCAGTGACAGACCAACTAACCCTTTTGGGGCCAGTCTTTTTCTGCGCCTCTTTTTTGGTCACGCGTCCGGCGACCTTCTTTGGGCGGCACGCGGGGTATCCACGCTTTTCACCGGCCTTGCGCCCACAGGGCTTGCCGGTCTTAACGTCAACCCACTTCTCGCCAAACCACTTGCCGAGACCAGCCTTAGGCTTTCGCTTTGCTGCCACGTTTTGTCGTCCTTTTCACGCGATTGTCGGGGCCAGACCACTTCCCGCCACGACTTTTGTATTCCTTCGACGCCCACGCGTTAGCATAGGCCGAGGGGTACACATCAAACTTTTTCCTCGCCTCGGACTTTACGCGAGACCAAAGCGAGGGGTTTTTAGGTTTTGGCGAAGCCATATCAGCAGTATTTACCGAGAACCTGCTTTGAGCCTTTTTTGCCGCCATTCTTCTTACTGTATCCCATTATTTTCTCCTTGCCTTCTTTTTGGCTGTTTCAGATAAATCAGAAAAGTGAACGACCTTCTTGCTGGCAGGCGTCATGCGAGCGCCGGTCATAATTGTGCCGTCCTTGTGCTTATGGATAGAGCCGCGATACTTGGTGCCATCCCGAAAGTAATGTAAGCCTACTGCCATTTTAACATTTCCATCTGCGTCTAGCCGCCTTGCCGCGTGGGCTAGTCCAGCTCTTTGATCTGGCGCAAAAACTCTTGCGCCGCTTTGCGTCTGCGCTACCGGCTTTGACTTTGCCGGTCACAGGTGCCTTTAGTTTTGAGCCTGTGGCTCGGTTGTATTTTGCACGACCCTTCGCAGTAAGTCCACCACCAGCCTTGACCGACTGCTTTTCACCGCGTCCGACTGATAGGTTGACGCTTTTCTTTTTGCGGGTTGGCATTAGAAACCTCTCCCTAATAAGCCGCGATTAAAATAATCTTGGAACACAGATACATCATCCGCAACAGGCTGAGTTATTTCCTGCAATACATTACTAATTTCTGCGGAACGACGGTCTGATGGCATGTCTTTCCCTGCCGCACGCCGCCCAGCGTAAAAATCTGGGAACATTATATTACGCGGAACTGGCGTTAGTAACCCGCCAAGGTCAGTGCCACCAATGCCCTGCCTATATGTCTTATGAAATTCAGGGATATTCCCTTGGCCAGAGTTCATTACGTTTTTAGGATCAAATTCAACAAAGCGAGCGCCTGTGGGGGCAAGCATATCCGACGGATCATTTACACGGCTGGACATAGAAGGCTCAGACACAATCATGCGTACCGCTGTTACATCAGGGAATCCAGCGTCTCTAAAACTTCCCTTTTCCATAACATTGGCTATCGCCTTACGCGTCTCACCTTTACCCGCCTCGTACATATAAGTTTCAATGTCGTTGCTAAGTATTCCGGGGAAATCTTTTAAAGGATAAGTGGTTACGGTTTTACCGTCTTTTTTCTTTGTTGTTGGCGTGTTTCTAACAGCCTCGTCAAATTCTTTTATTGTTTTCTTGGGCAGCCAATCTGCCTGCTTAGTCATATCAACAAGAACGTCAGCCACATGATGTGAGAAGTCACCACCACGGCCACCCATTGCTGTATATACACCAACAAGTCCGGGGTTATTTTTAGCCGCCTTAACATATCTAGTTATAATATTTGGGTCAGACGCCCACACAAGCCCAAGTTCTCGTGACAACTCCTCAGCGGGGAAGTCTTTACCACCACGCATCCTAACAGGATTTTTGAGCTTGACGCCCTGAACGTGCGTGATCTCTTTGCCAGCCATTGTCATATCACCGGGCATCAATTTCGCGGTGCGGCCAATGAGGCTCTGTATGTCAAGATTAGGGCTTTCTGCCAAAGTCTTTAGGTCACGCACAACAGTGCCGTTGTCACCAATAATTGGCAAATCACGGCCTAAGTTTTGAAAGCCGGGGTCTACAAGCAGACCTTGGTTTCCGACTTCTGCGGTTCTCGCGCCATACTCATATGCGCGTTGAGGTAAAAGCAAGCCTTCACCCACGTCACGCGGAAGTTGGAACGCGGCGGCGGCCTCGTATAAATCTTGTTCAGCTTGTGGCATCTGACGTATTTGCGGTCGCTTTTTAGGCTGCTGCATTAACAGCGTGCCGCTAACGTCTTCGCCCACACGCCCTGCAAGTCTTGCGGCTCTAGGTGCCTTCATAGCAGCACCGACAGGGATTAGCGGCGGCACAACCGTGCCAGCGGCCATAAAGGCGTCACCGAGCAAACCTAGCCCCTGCAAGCCAGCGTCCAAATACTGACCGCTGCCAATATTAGCCATCATGCTAGGCTCGTATTCGCCAGCGGTTTTCATGCTCGGCGCATAGCCCGCAACGTCGGCAAAGCCAGAGCCGGGTGCAAACATCAAGCCAGCGGCTAACGGCGCATATGGGTCAAACGACGCCATATCCATAGGGTCGGTCAACAGACCTTGGTTATATGCGCCGCGATACTGTTCCATCAGTACATAATCCCTTGGTTGTCTTCGCCCATATCGCTGACTGCCGCAACGGTGCCAGCTCCGACTAGCGGGGCAAGCAGGCCGTATTTACGCATGATCTCAATCGTTTCGTCGTCGAATACGACGTAGTTGCTGGTGGCGTCGGCTAGGCTTTTTGCGCCGCCGCGGCTACCTAAATCAAGGTATTTAACGCCGGGGATGCCAGCATCCAGCAGAACATTAGCTGCATCAGCTTTTGGGTTAGCGTATGGGTTTTCAAAACTATCAATGTCGGCGTAGTCTTCGGCAATCTTTTGATAAATCAATCCGCCTGTCATTCGCTCATCGTCAGGCTTATAGCCAGCCTCATCAATAGCTTTTTTAACAGCCTCTGATTGATCCTTATAAGGCTTTTGCCAATCAAGCATCATCTCAGGATCGGCGTCGATATTGACCTCATATTGACGGCCAAGCGGAACTTCAGCGCCACTTTCGTCGGCACCCTTCAAAGTGTCATAATCTAATGATTTGACAAAATCCTCTGTGTCTTTTGAATATCCTTGACTGATAAATCTGTCCTGCAAGTCCGTAGGCGTGTCGTGAAGTTGAACCTGCTCCAAAACCTCTGCCAGCTCATAATTTTCTTTATTTATCGCGTCTTTGTACATCTTAGGCACAGACATTCCGCCAATCTTGTACTCAAACGGCGGCTCAGTTAGCTGGTCTCTATAATCTCTAGCGACTTTTGGGTTCTCAGCAAAATACAGGCCGTGACCGTACATTTGCGCTTTTTCACCAGTTCCAATTTTGTCTATGTTAAATTTATCAAAATCATAAGGCGAGCCGTGGAACGCCCTAATCCCTCTAGGTAGCTTCATGCCAGCCCCTACAGCTACCAAAGGCGGAAACGCAGCGCCCATCATCTGAACCGCGTCACCAGCGCCGCCTAGTGCCTGCAAACCGGCGTCTAGGTAGTTTCCGCCGCTAATGTTCTCGTAAAACGATGGCAGCATCTGACCGGGGCGGGATGGATCAGGCGCGTTGCCGGTAAGGTCGGCAATGCCAGCACCCGGCGCGAATAGCAAGCCAGTGGCGGCAGCGCCGTATGGGTCGAAGCTATTTGGGTCAACGCCTTCAGCCAGCAGCCCCTGCTGATATGCGCCTCTAAATTGATCCACTAAACCACCCAATTCGTTTTTGGTTTCAAACTGCGATTTGAATTATAACCTCTGGAGTAGCCACCGGCAACCGCACCCTGACCCGCGAAGGTCAGCACAAATGCGTCGGCCACGTCAGGCGATCTCTGGCCGCGCCTTTTCATCTCGTCCTTGGATTCGACCTTCAGCTTGCCAGTCGAGAGGTACTTATAGCGGATGCCCGACAGCTCCGATATCAACGTGTCGTCCTGCGGTATTTTGCAGTCACGCGCCTCAAACCACTCGCGGCAGTGCCAGAAAAGCTCATCCCTCAGGCGATTAAACTTAGCCTTTAGGCTGGCAGTCTCAGACACAGATATGCCGACGGCGGGCATGTCCAGCTCCCTCAGCCGGTCAGCCAGTCCTGCGCCAAGGCCAATGGCGTCAATGTAGATCGCCTGTGGCCGCATCTGGTAAGGCACGGCGTCGTACTCCGCAAGCACAATCCCAGCAAGCTCCATCAAGTCCTTATTCTGCCACGTCTTGATCGGCTCGACCAATATATTGCCCTGACGCTTGGACAGCGCCGACCTATCCGAGCCAAACCGCGCTACGTCCAAGCCCCAGACGACCGGCGTGGTCGGGCCTGCCTCAACGTCGCGCCTCGTCGCATCCTCAATCAGGTGTAACGGCAATAGCACGTCGTCCGACTGCTTTGGAAACTCACCCAAGACGCGAACCGCGAATACGTTGCTCTCCTCGCCGTATTTTTCGCCCATCTCGCGAATAAACTTGGGGTCAACATATTCGCCCTCACTGCACGACACAGTGATGCAGTGCCACTTCTCGCGGTCGCCGTGGAAGGCGTCATAGAAGTAACCGTCGGACCGCGTGGGGTTACCGCACATAATGATTTTGGCGCCGGGGGTGGACAGCGCACCGGAAGCCGTCTCAAAGATGACGTTGGGTACGCCTGACGCTTCTTCCACCACAAACAGCATGTGCGGCGAGT